CCTAAACACTACTTGGATTGGGATAGTACCCAAAGCCGCTTGGATGATCACCGTATGGGCAGGCGCCACATCCGGGGTAGCTTCACTCGCAGATTGGAGTACAGCACCAAAACCATAAAGATGTACGCCGTCCCTAGCAATATTAAGGTTCTCCAGGTAATGCCCTGGTCCTATCAATACATAGTAAGGATTGGAAGCACTTGCGGTTGCGGGTATCGCATCCAAAGCGGATTGAATAGTAGTGTAAGCGGCACCAGCGCCAGCTTGTCCTACCACCATTACATTCTGCATAGTTTTTAGGCCCGCCAACTTCAGAAGGGATATCCCCCCCGTAACCTGGCCGTCTACAAACTCTAAGGCTCCAGCATTATTGCGTATTAGTCGAGACCCAGCATAACCAGGTTCTATCTGCAATTGGTCAATTAGGAACGGATCTTGTGCCATGATTTACCTCTATACAAACACGTCGTACCCCACGGTCACGGAACTACCGGCAACCATGGTGTACCCCACATTAATCGTAAACCCTGCAGCCGTCTTTGAAGACAGATACACGGGGAAAAACCCATCAGGACTCATAACCACCCTGTAGTCCGCTGTGGACATTGCCGTAGGGAAGGTTATAGACACCGCCCCACTAGCGGTTTCCAAGATTGTAGCCGTGCCCCCATAAACACTAGACCCCGCTGTTGCTACCAACACTGAGTAAGTCACATCTTTAGGGACTGCTACGGAACCGTATGCGGAAGGGGACTCAATAGTAAACCCAGTTAGGGTCTTACTTAGGGTTCTAAGATACATCCCATCCGAGGTTGTATAAGCCACCCTGTATTCAGTAGTATTCAATAACCCACCAGCCAAAGTCACCGCTTGGGATGTTTCACCAGTAAAGGTCACTACTGCGGAAGCTACCTCAGTCTCAGCACTTCGCTGTGTAACCACGGATTCTGCGTCATATATATCTTGAAGAACCTCGGCAGGAAGACTTGTATAAGGGTCTGTAATCAAACCGTGGGGTGTCCGGAAATTCCTTGCGGATACAGCCCCTAGACTATCTACCACAATGTCGTAACGATATGTCTGGCCCCCCGATGAGGTACTGAAGGTATATACTGATTGTTCTATTACTCCAGCCATTACCAAATCCCCGTCGTGTCAAACTTCTGTTTATCAAACCATTGGCCCAACTTGCTCATGCCAGCGTAGTCCTTTGACCAAACCTCAACATAATCAAATTCTTCCTGACCCCCTAGATCCAGTAGGGGCTCTAGTCCTTTAATCTGGACTTTTCCATCTCGAAAGGCTCTAAGAAGATTGGGTAGATTTTTATATCCTCGGGAGCTATACATCACTCGAATACGGTATTCCGCTGCAGTTATGGTGGATAACCACTTATGAGCCACCGCTTTAGCCATAACAATTTGCCGCTCTTTTTGTACTGCCACAGGAATATCCTCCTCTAGACCTACTAACTTTGTGCTCTCATAGGGAAACAAACGATATGCAGACTACTGGATGCAGCGCAAAACACCTTCAGCCCAAAGCGGACGCTGGACTTCACGAAGGATGTTTAGGTTGGCAGAAATATAATCAAAGAGGGCGACATACTTAATAAACTTAGCAACATTCCGCATCTTAGCCAACGTTCGCATAAAGCGATGCCTGACAAGACCCTGAGTAACCCCTAGTCGCTTAGCTACTTCACTCTGGCATGTGGTTTCCCACATTAGAACCATAATCTGGACATCAAGGGCATCCGAAAAATAACTGGCCAAATCATCAGCCATATCTTCTCGGTCTATTTGTGGAATGTTTAGCAAGAAACGGATACGATCCGCTGCACGGGCTAAGCGATAACAAACGGTTGGTTGGGAGACCCCAAAGATAGTAGCTATGTCTGTTTGCTTCAATCTCTTAAAATAATAGAGGTCCACAAAATCAGCTTCCCTGGGAGGAAGTTGTGGTAAAACGGACTTAACATGTTCAAGTTGAAGCTGGTCTTCCTCGGTAGGATCTTCGGTCACACCATCTAAATAGCTTAAACTAAGCTCATCACTAAAACGCGCTTCCATCTCTGCGGGGTCAAGAATACAGTGACCGGACCATGAAGGCATAACGGTTCTCCTTTCACGGGGTTACAGCGCAAAGTCTAAAGCTCACTTTTAATGATACCGTGATAACTCTTTCTAATCAACTGTATCCGTTACCTCTAATAAAACACGAGGTAATGAAGCGACAAGCTCAATGGATCTCAAATGGATTTCTACAAAGGCGTTTTCTCCGTCAAAACCTTGGACAACGCCTTCCAAATTCTTATAGGTACCGTCTACAACACGGACATTTGCACCCAGAGAGATTTCAACGGTAATTCTTTGCCGAAGCTGTAAACGAAGTTCTTCTATCTTAACATCAGGTAAAGTCACTACCGTACGCATCCCATGTTTACCGCTATTAACGGACATCACTTTGGAAAGATAGGCTTGCTCTTCTAATGCAAAATAACGAACATCTGGAAGTCCGGAAGCCACAAAGGCATAACCTTCCATCAAAACTATTGTTATTCGTCTGTTTCCTTTGGGGAAAGAAGCTGCGGGAATGAAAATGGGGTAGTCGTTAGAGACACGCAAATCTTGGCAGAGGGTCCTAACTAAGGAACCCTCTTGGATCTTTTCCTCACCTAACCTAGTTAATTCAAGGGCCACCCATGTTTGTGCGTCTCGTAGATCCACTTGTACTCCCCCATTCTTCTCTAAGAATTGTACCGAGCAATTGTCCAAATTCAAAGGGGGCCATCTCATCGGGGCCACGTACAGCCTCCAAACAAGAGCCGTCATTCACAGCACCCGGTAAAACCGTTGCTGGGTTACCCGACAATGGGGGGCCTGCCCTTCGAGCAACTTGGGGTGTCACCTTTAGCGGTGCAGCCCCTACCTGTTTCGTTTGCTCGGGTGCCGACAAAACAGGAGCTACGGAAGTAGGGCTAACCAGAATTACCGATTCCCCCACTCCTCCCCCATGGTGTAGGATACCCAAGTCACACAAAAGCATCGACTCTGTATGACGTCCCGGGTGAGAAGAGAGCCTTGCAGCAATAGTCAGAAGCCGCATACCTAACCGTGTTCCTATCTTTTTAACCCTGTCAGCATCTAAATAAACGGGAATAGTAGCAGGGCCTAGACTAGCTTGGTAGGCCAATAAAACTATGTCCGTAATCTTACTATAACAGATCGCAGGCGATGCTTGCTGCAAAACCTTACGTGTCGCATCTAGTAAAGCGGTTTGGTCTTCCCCCAAAAACTCCAACAATTCCAAAAAAGAATCATTAAGGTCTAGCCTTAGATATGACACAACATTTTCACGTGTCACACCCCCTAGCATTGAAAGACCCTCTATAGCCTTCATAGCATCACGGATATGACACTCCGTAATTTCAGCCAAGGCGATGAGCATGTCCTCCTCATAAGGAATCTCTTCTTCTTTACAGATATGTTCAAGACGGGTTGCAATGTTAGCAGGTGTCACCGGTTGGATTACAAAAGCAGGGGCACAACGGCTAAAGATAGTATTCTTCATCCGCTCTGGTTCCGTGGTGCAAAAGATACACACTAGACGCTTATCCTGTGTCCCCCCCATATTCTCTTCTAGGGGTTTCAGTAAAGCATCCAAAGCTCCGGGTGTTAATTGGTGAGCCTCATCAAAAAGATAAATCCGGTGTCGCCCAGAAAAAGAATCATATTGAATAGATTCTATGACCTTTTGGATCTCGTGCTTCCCAGAACTGGTGGCAGCATCCACTTCAATAAAGTCCGGCGTTGTTCCAGACTCCAGTATGCCCACACAAGAGGAACACTTGTCACAAGGGTCCCCTTGCTCAGAGGGGTTGTCACAAAGAAGGGCACGGGCAAGAAGCCGCCCTAGGGTAGTCTTGCCCGAACCATAAGGACCACAGAACAGGTAGGATTGGTGTCGCCCCTTACCTGTTACAACAAACTGACGTAGAATCTGGATAGTAGACTCTTGCCCTAAGACATCCCCGTAATTTAATGGACGATATTTGGTATCCAAACTCATGTGCTATTGCCTCTATCATTACGTTATGCCCCAGGGCTATAAAGACACTACTCTCCGAACAGTTCCATAATAAGGTTCGGAGAAGGAGGTGCGCCCGTAGTACGCCAAATACCATGCCTCTCAATCTCACCCTTGTAAAAACTCACATCCGGGGGGACAACAAAGCACTTAATCGCACCGGACTGGGCATTCTCTTCCGTCTTACAGCCACACAGGTGATGATCCAAAAGGGCCACCTTCTGTTTGTCCGATAAGGACTGCCAGGAATCCGCAGCCAAAACGATAAGGAACTTCCACTTGGTATCTCCCAGAACCGACAGGATAGCTGGAGCCTTGCCCGTCTTACCGATAATCTCCACAGTACCTACTGTAGTTGACTTTTCCTTGAAGACAACAGCAATCTCGTCATCTACCAAAGCCAGGTGTGGGTGATAGTTCGCAATCAGATCTTTGACGATAGTTGTTACATCGTCACCAGCTTTCCACATTTCAGACATCGTACTCTCCTTAGTTAGCTAAAAACTTTTCGTATCGCACTCGCACCACCTCTACTCCAAATCTCACCTGGATCTTTACCACCGTCATAAAAAACATCCCGGCATTTCAATCCAGCTCTTTGAAGCAGGGCTAAAGCCCCCGGTCTTCGGGCCTTATCATCAACCCATCCAAGAGTAGCTTTACGCCCTGTAGCGTCTCTGTCATAAACCATATGTACCCAGCCACTATTAAAACGCCGCAAAAACTCAATATGTTTTCGGGACAAGGCTGCTCTAACAGTAGCCAATACGGCATCCGTTTCAGTCACAGCCCATTCTAAAGCGGTCTTATCAAACAAACCTTCAACGATCCAAACGTCGCCACCTTCCCAGATACGGGGCATACCCCCAGCCATCCCAATAAAGAAAGGGCACCACTTTTCCTCTGGCAAACGATAATCCGTAATATACTTCTTACGTATGGACCGCCCCTCAACGCCCAGCAAGGCCCCTTTAGGGGAATGTACCGGACAAATGAGCATACCCTTTAGTCTTTCTCCGTAAGCCCCGTAGCGTTGTCTGAAGGCTTCCTCGGGGGCAACTTCTTGAGCAGGGTTCCAAGTAACAACACCCTCACTATCAAGAGTGTCTTGTCTCCCCCCACGCCCCATGAAGTATTCTTCCACACTTGAGGTCAAAGGACATTGGCTGAGGGTCTCCTCTAGCCACTTTTTCATTCCGCACCCCGGAGAATAGCGATGCCACGACTTACATTATGGACAGCAGCAACAATATGCTTACCGTCTAAATGCCCCAAAGTCCCGACATACTCTCTATCTTTAGGTACCACTACAGCCCAGCCTTTAGGAATCCAAGAGGCAGGACGTACAGGACAAGCACTAAGCCACTTAGGTCTATTTGCTTTGTTCTTCACGGGGGCCGCTAATAGTTCTATCTCTTCCAGGTCATAATATTTTAAATGTGCCATGGCTGCTTCCAAACCTTCCAAGGAAAAAGGATGTACATTGCCCCACTCATCCTCTACACCCCTTGCAGCCACCATCTGAATCATTTCTTTGAACACATCACCAGGAGTAGCCACCCGTACAGCAGCTTTCACAATGTTCCCAGGATGATGGGTCTCGATCCATAAAACACCCCTGGTAGAAGTAACTAAATAAGGCGACGTCTCAGGGGGGACCTGAAACTCCATCATTACAGGTATCACCTTATCTTTTTGCATGGCCTTTGTTTTAAAACGAATGACCTGTAACAAATTACTCATACCTCCTCCGTTTCATCTAAGGATTCTATCGCCTCTGTGATGTCTACTCCATCCAGAACCCACATAAGAGCAGCCGCATCCGGATATTCAGCCGCTATCTCACCACGGGGACTATCCCGAATAAAGGCTTGGAAGGTGTTCTTTATATCTTCTTTCTTTTTTAGCTCTTGCCACCAGGAACAGGTTTGAGCTACAGCAAGACAGCCAAAGATACGGGAGTCACAAACCTTCCCGCGGGGGTTCACTGAGCCATCCTTGGACCGTTCATGACGGCACACCCCTACTTGGGTACCCGTCTTCCCTACGGCCTCTGGCCTATTATGACGGCACAACTCTGGGGCCTTTTTAAAGTTTTCCCGAAGTTTCCTTTGGAGATGCCTATAAAGAACTTGTTTCAACTTCTGTCTAATCTGCCCTGTAGTACGGGCTCCGGTTTCACTCATCGGATTGTCTCCACTTTAACCTCGCCACCTTTCCGAACCAGCCTATAAGCATGGTCGGCGGCTTCTGCCAATGACGGGTTATGCGTTACGAGTAAAATATCCATCTCTAAACGACGGCATAGGACAGACAAAAAAGCACCCATGTTGATCACATAATTATGATCAAAAGCGGGGAGGGTCTCATCCAATAGCAGCAGAGGTCTTAGCCCCCGCCGCATAAGAATAATGATACGCAGCAAAATGGACTGCACCGTAGTTACAGCCCCACTAATGTTTCCACTACTCCCCTCTATAACTTGGCCTAAAGCATTGTTCTGGACGGTCACTAAATCCACGGATACTTTACCACGCTGTAACTCAACCGTAGACTTAACACTTAGGTCTTGGTCATCAAAGACCGCTTGTAGACCTTCCGTCTGAAGCTTTTCCACAGCCTGGACACCCAAAGTAACTTCTTGATCAAGCAATCTCTGAAAGAGTGCTTCCACAAGAACTAATAAGGATTCTTCCGTCTCAAGCTGTTTAATTACTTCGCGGACTTCCGTTAGACGTACGCGACAACCGTCACGTACGCCTTTAGCTTGGTCTAGCTGAGACCTGATTATAGAGGGGGAGGGTAGGATCATGGGGTATCCTTCCACCATGCTAACATAAAGAGAAATTCATCTCCCTCGGCCCCCCGATTCTCAACCACCCGGACATAACCGGAGTTAGCTGCTTTCCTATAGGTAAACCCAAAGGTGATTGGGCTATCCTTTACGGCCTTGAGCATGGAATCTAACGATGCCCGCATCATACGGAAGGACTCTGGCATCCTTGTGATATCTGCGCCTTCCCTAGAACCGGAAGCGTTAATATCAATATCCCATTGGGTCTTTCCCTCATCCCCAACAGCGTTCAAGAACATCGGGCCAGTGTCATCCGGACGGCTAATCCTTACAAGAAGCTTCTCCTTCTGCCCAGCGGAAAGGACAGCGGCTACTGCCGTCTCCAACTCCTTGGGGTCCACCTGCCACCAGACGTCATCCTCAGCGGTAGGCTCCGCCAAAGGAGGGAAAGCTCTTGTCCATTTATTCCAACAGAAGATGGTGCCATCGCCAGCCTGTAAGAAATACATTCCCGCAGCGACACCCTTCTTCTCTTCCGCTTCCAAAATCTCTATATCGGCATCAGCGGGAAGAGCTGAAAGATAAGAGATAACAGGCGGCACATGCTGGGTCACATGGAAACGAAGACTTACATCTTCCAAACCTGGCATTTTAACTACAGCCAAGGTTTTCAAGGTTGTAGCCTTCAGCCTACCATCACGTAGTTCCGCAATCATAGTATCCGGGCCTAACTGCTCGTCTCCCGAAATAAAGCCCTTCGTGGACACCAGAGCCTCCAGCAAACGCCCGATTCGAACGGTGCCGGTAACCTCCGCCCTTGAAAGCTTCCCTTCATAGGAGGGGTAAGTCTGGGGGTCTAAAGAACTAAAGGGGTGTGTACGGGTTGGGCGGTCGGACGGATACACATGTGTCTGTTTGTCATCCGCATTGTACTCAAACACAACCGTAGCATTAGGGCTACCCGTGGCTATGGACCCAAGCCAAATCTCTAAAGCTTTACCCCCTATCGTAAAGGACTCTTCATCCCCTTCGATATCCGCTATGAAAGAAGTCATAGCCTGTGTGTATTGTTCATGCGTGAGCACCTCTATCCGTCCATCCGTAAGGGACTTACGAAATAGGTAGTGACCCATCATGTCCGAAGAATCCGTTGCTTTCGCGGGTTTCACTACATGTAGTGCAGCCTGCAAATCCGTCATTGCTACTTGGAATTTCATTAGCCTCCTCCATTACTCAAATAGGGCTTAATTTGGGCCTCAGCGGCCTCGATTTGTTCTGATAAACTTTGCTTCTCTGATACCAAACGTCCTTCCAATTGGCTGATAACAGTATCAATGGTTGCAGGGTCTATCTTTTTAGCCCGACACTCCGATTCTACTGTAGCCAGTTCCGTTTGAGCGGACTCTAATCTCCCCTGGATTCTTTGGGTATTCGCTCTAAGATTGTCCCTGCGTTGGACAAGATCCGTTAAATCTATAGTGTTTTCCATAGTCACCCCCGTTACTGCTCTACTCTCTAACCATTAAGTTTGTCATCAAAACTGAAAACTTTATAGTCCTTCAGTTGAATATCACTCTTTTGCTTAGAGGGTCCGCGGGTTCGCCGATTGGCTTCCTTCTGACTCTGACGCTCAGGGCAGACCGTCTCGTAGTCACAAAACTTACACTGCTTCCATGAGGGTAGGGCAGCAAACTTTTCTCTATCTATCGCCTTACGGGCATCTACCGCTCTTTGAGCTAAGCCTTTAAGATCCGCTTTCGTACAAGAGACCCATACAATACCGGGCTCCATATCGCCCGTAGGCTTTCCATCATAATCTAATACAGGTGTTCCTGATGGATACCTGAAATATACAAATCCCACCCTATCGGGGACTTGATGATAAGATAGATAGAACAACATAGCGTACCATCGGAGCTGATCCGGGTCCGTAAATGTCATCCACCCACCCTTATTGTCTTTGTATTTTTTGCCGTTCTTACCATCAAGGATAGTGATCCCCTTTAAAGGATCACTATCCCGACGGATGATCATGTCCACACGACCCCCTACCGGGGTCCACTTGTTGATGTAACCTAACAGCTCAACTTCCGACTTGGCATAAGGGCCTAGAAGCATGTGCTCCTTTGTAGTCCGCATATACCCCAATATCCCTTCTTGGATTACCTGCCGCATCTCTTCAACCGAAGGGGATTCCCTCCAATCAATGTAGCGGTTCGTTATCTCAAGTTTAAGATACTGTTCGCCAAGTTCAAGCAAACGAGTTCTAAGGACATCCGGTGTAAGTACCCGCCACAATTCATCATTGTAAAAATGCTCAATTGCAGCTTGGATAACTGTCCCCATCACGGCATGGTGTTCAGAACGCCTTGTCGGTTTAGGTTTCTTACGTCCGGGGCCTCCACCCACATCAATGGTTCCCCAGCCTTTCATCCAAAGGAACTTCTGTGGGCAGCCCTCATACATTGCAAGACTTGACCAATAAAGTGTGAAGTTTTTTCGAGCCATTAGGTCTCCAACAAATTTATGCGTTGAGGTCAGAAACCCACTTCTTGGAAGCGGAGAAACGAATCGCGGTCTTCTCAGGAACGGTCACTGTGCCACCGGCCAAGGCAGGGTTCACAACCTGACGCTCTTTTGTTCTCTTCACGATGAAGGAGCCAAACTTGTAAAGAGTGATCTTGCCAGGTTTGTCATCGGGGGAATTGGGAATCATCTCTGCCAATTCACGTTTTAGTAATTCTGTAGCTTGCGTTACGATACCATGTTCTTCTTTCGACAACATTTTACATGTCCTCCTTAGTGGCGAGCGGGTTTGCTCACGGTTTTCAAAGGTAATATACCCGCCGTTACAAAAGAAAACGTTATTTTTCCTGCATTGACTGAACAATTTCTTGGCAAAGCTGATCCAAAGCCACCCTATCCGGGGCCTTTGGCAAGGGGGAACCCTCCGCAACCTCTATTAAAGAAACGTCCTGCTCTTCCGCCCAGCCTACAATCTTATCATAACTCCAGGCCCCTTCCCGTATAGCTAACAGCTCCTTAGCATCCTCTCTCCGTACATGAACAACACCCTCAGCAAGGATCTCCCTACACATACGCAGAAGCCTAACCAAGTGCATCCCGTGCTTACAATTCCCATGTATCGAAATCTTCCCCTTATATCTCGTAACCAATGTGCCATTAGGTACCGTTAAACATACAATCCGCTGCTGAACTACGGGCACCTTTTCCACATTCACCTTCCTGGAGAATCGTTGATACCCTATCTGTTGCTTATTTATATGAACATGATACATCAAGCCCTCCGTATAAGGACCATATCTTGAGGCCTCCCACCCACAATGAAAAGCCAACTCTTGCACATCATCTGCCAAACCTTTTAAATTGCTATAATAAACCCAAGAATCCAAAGCGGTCTTTTTTTCAGTTCCATCCCCCAACATAAGCCCTTCCATTAATAAAGACATCTGCCGCTTAGACAAAGAAAAAACCCATCTCGGAATCCCTTTTTCTTTTCTACACCCACAATCCTCCAGCAATCGGGTTCTTAAAACCACATCCCTAATACTCAACACTCGTTCTGTAATTGTATAATCCCGCCAAGCAGTTGGTTGTCTGAGATATTCATAAAGAGATATTTTAATCTTGTTCTTATACACACCATGAAAACGGGCTAACCTCCAGGATAATCGCCCACCTTTCTTCTGTGATACTCTTACATCCTTCACAACCCCATTACGAAATGAAAAAGTACCATCCGACAAAACCCACCCCATTAGGCGTAGATAATTATCCGCTGAAATAGGAAGCCCCGAAAACACCTCTTGATTTCTATAACCTTTCTTTCGCGGTGTGATTGTCCTCAAAAAATCAAAACAATTCCCTAAATGTGCAGCCTCCACTAAATTCCAACTATGCGTCTTATTATTGTTTTTTTCCACATGGCGAGCAAGCATGCGATGATTAGGGGTTACAATTGTTTCAGTATGGTGTCCTTGAAAACGATACATCTCACCATCTGCTATCATCCCGTCAAGTCGATCCAAAGGTTTCTGGTATTCAAGAGTACCCCACCTGTGCTGGGTCTTTTCTTCACCTATGTAAAGGGTTGCTAACTTAGCGTTCTCATCTATCTCATCAAAGGCCTGCCACCCCCTATCGGTTAAAAATTCTGTGCCCTCAATATAACAATCATAACCAAACTTAGCCTCTAGTGCGGCCCTGACATCATTCCTATTCAGCTTCCACTCTTGGTACTGCTTCCAATACCTTTGAGCTATCCGATAAGTCCTCTCCCGTTCAAGCAGCTCAAGGAAATTCGTATCATAACCAATTAGACGAGCGGCAGCCCCAAACTTGACATCACTGCCTATTTGCTGCTCAGCCATAGCCTTAGAGATCTGTTCTTGGATATGGATTTTAGATGACTCCGCCATATCCCCATAATCAATCTCCCAAGAATCTATCTTCTTGGTAACCGCAGCCATAGCCGTTGCTAATTGATCCGCTGGGATTATAGTCCTCTCAGGAAGACCGAACTCCCCACGGGTTGGCTGATGCGTAGGAGGATTCAGTAACCATTTCCTATGGGTCTTAATCCTTTTCAACTGTGCTATAGCATAGCCCCTAAAAGTGTAGAGGGCCTTCTGACTCAAAAACTGTTCCCTACTATCTATTAGCCTCTGGCCTTCCGGAGTACACACGAGCCTATCCTCGGGGGCTACCCATAGGGCTTCCATGACATTCGGGTTGCAATCGGAGGCTAGTTTGAAGAACTTCCGCACATCAAAGACCGTCATGTCATCCGGTTCTTTGGTCTGAGCCTGATTGAAGTGGTTCAAAAACCCGTCGAAGTATTTCCGTGGAGGTACCGCAACGCCCTTGTAGTCATAGTCAGAGGTAGGCATGGAAGTGCCGTACGCCCTGGAACCATGGACCACATAAAGGATTGTCCTCTCTTTGAGCCACTCCAAATTACCTGTATAGTTATCTAACATTCTAGCCTCCGTCCTGTTTATCTATATTAATCCCGAAAATCTCCTCAAAGACTTCCGCATCATAATTAGGGAGAGCCCTAATAGCATCCCACTCTTCGGGATGTGCTTGGATACTTCTTTGTGCAGCCTCCCGGTATGTCTCGGAATCCCGTTGGGTGAGATATAAACATTGAGGCTTTGTCATTTTACACCACTCTCTTTGGGTCAGCCCGCTGTCTTTATTGAACAGCCTAACCGTAGGTTCCGTGGTATTAAAACACCCTGTGTTACCATTCCCTGTGTTCCAATCCCCCTTGTTACCATTCCCTGTGTTCCAATTCCCCGTGTTTCTATCCCCTGTGTTACTATGCCCGGTGTTTCTAGTCCCGCGGTTCCCATTCCCCGTGTTCCCATACCCTGTGTTCCTAGCCCCAGTGTTATAAGGCCCCGTGTTCCCACACCCTGTGTTGCGATACCCTGTGTTCTCGTCCCCCGTGTTTCTATCCCCTGTGTTACTATCCCCTGTGTTCCCATACCCTGTGTTACTGTCCCCGGTGTTCGCCAGTCTCCGGGTTTCCGAAAGGGTTAACTCCCGTACAATCCGGATCTTACTGCATACGGACTTATCCCCACCATGCTGCACACGCCCACACAGCTCAACCTCACAGACCCTAGTAAACGGCCCCCAAGGGTAGTAACTGAAACAATCCAGCAAGATACGACAAGCATGGAACCCATTTACACACATCTCCAAAACTGAACCACGTGGTATCTGATAAACACCACCAACCTCATACTGGAAACCACGACAAGTAAGATCCTTACTAAAAGTTTTATACGCCTTAATCATTTTTACCCCCAAAGGACCCCTTGAGGGTCTGACTGTTCTTCCTATAACGCCACGCAATCTCTTCAAGTTTAGTCATAGGGGGCTGGTCCTGTAGGAATTCCAAGTAAACAAGTTGCTTTGCTGACAACTCATCCTTGGGGTTTTCATCATCCCATTCCCAGGCATCCGGTCTAACTGGTAAAACTTTCCCGTCTGGAAGCATAAGGGTCTCACCCTCATCGATGGATAACCCCACCACGCCCCTACAGTTCCGATAATAAAAAGCTTCAATTACCTTCGGCATCTGTCACCCTAAAGTATTGTGTCCCCGTTACGGGGGTTGTAAGCCAAAATATCTCACCATCACTTTCTGGTTGCCACCCTCGTTCTACTCCGCCCCTTATAAGTAATTCCAAATCCTGCTTGGTCTGATCCAGCGTTGGATACCCCTTATTGGTCACTCGAAGTTTAGCACACAAGCGGCTGCCCTCTATTCCCACTGTCCTACGCACAAAAACATGTCGCCCATTTGGGGATATCCGCCAAGCATACTTGACTCCCTCCACTCGGATACGCCGTGTCCGTCGCTTAGACATTGAGACCTTGTCCGCATCCTAGTAAATCCCGTCTCCCTTATGGCTGTTACAATCCGAGCACATGACCTGAAGATTATCAAACCCCGAAGAGCCCCCTTTTGACAAGGGTACGATATGGTCTTGAGTCATTAGGATCTCTTCACCCTGCTCTTGATAGCCGTAAAGATTCAGATGGTAATAGCCCTTTCTGGTGGCCCTCTCCTTAACAAAGAAGACACCCTGAATCCCGCATTGAGTACATACAACCCCTTCCTGAACAAAAAGCTGAAGACGCCTACTGCCTGTATTAACGGAATCCCCGTCTATCCACACACGCCTTGAAGAGTCCCTTAGAATGGGCAACATTTCTGCCACGGGGTATTTTTGGCCTCTACGTTCCATCACCAGAATCCTCCGTAAGGATGTCAACTTCTCCAGTGCGTAGATCCACGTATCCTTTATAGACACCCGTTTTGGCATCCATGACCGACAGGTTACCTACGCGATTCTTCTCCACCCCATCCTTGGGGTCTAGAGCCGACAATACTTCTATTAGTTCCGCTACCGTCATCCTCTACACCCCCCAAAGAAGTTCTTAGCATACTGGAACTGAAAGCCACACCGTGTAGCAAAGGTAGCGTCAGATTTCATGTCTCCAACAACTAAACACTGCTTAGGGTCTAGCCTATATTTCTCTATCAGCAGGGCTCCCATACCCGGACAAGGCTTTCGCCAATAGGACACGGGGGGTCCTCCTCTATCGGAAGCAAACAAGTGGGCCTCTACTTCTATACCTAGCAGCCTATCCGTCTCTTTGAAACAAGCCTTAGCCATATCAGAGGTCAAATAGCCCTCCTCCGTGACTGGCCTAGAGATCCCAGATTGGTTGGAGATACCGAAAAGATGGTACCCGTCTTCTTTATACTTTTTAAGTATCTCAGTCCTGTTAGGAAGCACCTCGATGTCCTCTGGGGTTGTCGGCCACTTCGCACCGGACTTCGTTACCCGCAAAGTTCCATCATAATCCAACAGGAGAGCCTTGTTGCAGTATTCTGGGGGGAGATCCAAACGGAAAGGCAGGCGCGTTATACCTGAGAAACCCTCTTCCATGTCGGGTTCCTCAAAACGCTTGTAAAAAGCATGCTGCACAATGGGCGGGAACATATTAGGGTTATCCCCCTGATCCCCGTACTCGTGCCTTTGAAGAAGACCTCCAGTCACACGAATCTGCCGTAGAGAAGCAAGTAACTGAGCCTCACCCAAATTAGTGTCCATCCAGACACAATGAACGGGAAGACCCAACTCTTTACCTACCGTTAGGACTACGGCCCTGTGGTCCACTGTGGGATGTGTGTTATCCAGCACAAAGTTACGAGTACCTTTAGCGTACTCCTTCCGCATAAACTGATACATAGGAGCAGCCAAATCCATGGTGGTACCACCTAAAGTATCCCGGTTTACCCGTGTATGATTAGGGTAGTACTGTTTTGCTGCTGTGGTTTTTCCCCCACCTGGGGGGCCTGCAAGAATAATTATTTCACCCATAAGTCCTCCTGAAAAAGGTTCTCTATGAACCTCACGCAGTTAGACTACTCATAAACAGGGGTGGATGATCCAGGTGTGGCGGGTAGAGCCCAAGAAATATCTAATTCATAACGGTGCTGGGAACGCTTTTGCCAAGTCGCAAAGGCCTCTCTGAAATGATCTCCAGATTGTTTCAACGTCCAGCCGTTCACCCTACATAAACGGTCCAGTATAGCGGCAAGACCCTCTGGCCCCTTCACTTTCACTGTACGACCCGCATGTATCACTTCATGGCAAAGAGGACAAAGAGCTATTAGCCCATCTAAACGCTGGATTTTCTTTTCCTCATCTATAACCCAGATCTCATGGCATTCCACTGGGTGCGTCCTACCTTGGTCTAGCCCCGTCTCCCCGCAGATCTCACAACGATGTTTAGCATTCCTATATGTGATTCTACGAAGACGGTCCCAGACCTTATCGGGACATTGGGTTCTGACATTTTGACCCCAATTATTAAGGGGAACCAAATCAATAGCTAATTGCTTTTTACCCATGGTCTACTTAGCTCCTGCTTTTTCCAAGTAATCTAAGGCTCTCTCCCGTACAGCGGACTCTATATTTTCTAAAGCCCGTACATCTTCCAACAAAGAGACGTCTTCACGGCCTGCTAAAGCCTCCTTCAAACTATCTACCAAGGCATCGACAGTCATCTTCTTTGCTTCTTTTCTAGTTTTCCCAACTATATCAAAGACTTCCGCAGCGGCAGGGACATCTAAATGCTTTTGGGTTATTTCAATTTCAGTTTTAGTAAAGGAAAGTATTGCAACGGAAGGCTTCCGTTCCAGCTCCTCTTGGGATAGAGACCCCCTAGAAAGGCTACCTATATTAACTACCCACTTTTTGGAACCTAGCTTTTTAATACCCTGGTCCTTATGCCAATGCCCAAAGCACCAAACATCCGGGTCCAAGGCTTCTAGGTCCTTGTACTTGATAATGTCTTCACCTTCAAACATAGAACCACCGCTCGGACTAGCCAAGCAATGAGCCATTACAATCAAATAGTCCTCATCGCCCTTCTTAATAGAGCGGAATCGTTCCATATCATAACTAGTCCCGTGGTAGGGGACACCTACAACGCGTACGATGGGATCACTTCTGTCAAAGGTAAAAGGGTTCTCTTTCTCCCCACCCAAAATATCAAAATTCATGGGGATAAGCCCCTTCTCCCCATTTTGACAGGTACCTATATAGTATTCCATCTGATCATAGCAAGGAAGGATAACCCCAGACTTAAACAAAACACCCAAAGGGGCCTCACTCAAATACCGTAACTCCCCATACTTCACATCATGGTTACCTACATTTCCCAAGGTAGGACACGGATAACGATGGTGAAGATCCGTCACCCGTTGCATTAGCTCGTGGCTAGTTCGTGAGGGGCTCTTCACATGAAACAAATCACCCCCGTCCAAAATAGCGGCGGCGCCCTCGTCAGAAGCTATTTTGCCGACTTGCACCAACTTACCTAAAAGTGCCGAAGCCCAATCATCAATACGAGATTGTGGTGGGTTGTCCGCAAGATGGGTATCTGTACGCCAAACTAACTTAAGCATGTATCCCCTCCGGAAGCTGATCCACAAACAGGACAGGCTTCCATTCCCGCTAATGCTTCGGACACCTCTTGTGAAAGAATTATCTCCTCCGCAATCACCGTCTCCAGTTGTACTTTGATAGTGCTGACTTGGGATAAAGCATCCGTATAACGCACCTTCACCCCCTTAGCCTCCTCAAGCGCCGCCTGTACCTCTTCAGCACCCGCGAAGTCCGTCTCTATAGAAAGACCCCCGACACCCTCAAAAGCCTTTACACTGGCCTTAGCTTTAGCCAAACGCCCCTCAAGTTCCAGATGAGTGTTTAGGGTCTCCTGCATCTTCTCCACCTCAGTGAAAACAGGAAGAACAACATCACCTACTCCGGACAGGAAATCAATTTCCTTCGTGACTGTCTGTTGCCGTTTCTGTACCTCTAGTAGGTCATCAAGAGTTTCCTGAGTCTCCAGAACTTTCGTGGTGTCCGGTACTACAATATCCTGAACCCCTGATAGGAAAGCCACCTCTTTCGTGGCTTGACTGTGACGCCGTTGCATTTCATAGATAGCCTCTAAAGCCTTATCCAAGCGGCAACACATCGCATGCGTCTCTTCTAACTTTTGGACTAGGGTGTCCACCGTATCTAACCCTTCATATTTATCAAGATCTGTCTTGAACTGTATCTCATCATCTCGTCGAACACTCAATTCAGAAGAGGCTCTTCTTTTATCGGAAACCGCTAACCGAAGTGCTTGCCCTAACTGTCCTACCCGCTCCACATCCGCAACAGCTTCCGCCATTACAGACCCAGGCTGATCCAATAGAAACACCTGCCCTGTAAACTGAGGAGCTACTTGCGGCCATACTTCACGGTTACCCGCAGTAATAGGTCTCACTCCAAAGTCCCGCACAGCATCCGGGACACTGAGCCCCGGATGTATAGCGTCCCCACCGTCTATATAATAGGTAGGTCTATCACTCGACTTTCGCCCTTTTTCCCAAGTAACCGTATGGCCGTCGGCAAAATCTATATCCACAATAGCCTTATCCGTACCCATACGAATAAAATCATTGCCCTTAAGATTCTGGAAGGCGGCACGGACAGCCCGCATCAAAGCGGATTTACCCGTGTTGTTGGCCCCCGCTACAACGGTAAGGCCCTCAACATCTAGGGAAACATCTCCAAGGGATTGGAAATTTCGGACTCGAATTTTAATCATCTTCTTCCTCTGGTGTAGGAGGCTTGCCCCCTGGGCCGTGGCCATCCAAAATAGCTAACACTTCGGACATAGACCCAGCATCGTCACCCTCGTCGCCCTCATCAGGAATATCCATAGACATACCGGGTTTAGCAGCTAATGCCCCAAGAGCCAAGCGGCGAAGCTCATCCCAAGCCCCTGCGGTGGTTTTAATGTTTTCCTTAAAACCATCTATACCCTGGGCTTTTATGCTGCTGCCGTCTTTACGTTCCCAAGAGAGCCAAGAGCCAGCCTTTTTAACAATACCCCGGCTAGACGCAAGATCAATCATAGAGCGCATGTCATCAATGCCTTCACCAAAGACAATGTAGAAGGTTGCCTCACGGCCCTGAGAGGCGGAGACTTTACACTTGTGAATCTTAGCCAACACAAGATTAGCTACAGGAACTTCTACCGTAGTATGTGTGATAGGATCATATCTACGACCCTTTTCTGTCTTCACCCTACGGAGACTTAGACGTACCTCACTATAGAACTTCCAAGCGTTACCGCCCTGTTCCGTAGTAGAGGGACCACGACCGGCACCAAAGCCAGTATTGATCTTTGCACGAAGCTGGGAGATACCAATCACACAGGTATTTGTCCTAGCCATCAGTGCTTTCAACTGGGGTAGATATTCAGACCACTGTGCTGCCTTAGCACCCACACGGCCTATGTCACCCTTCTCCCCAACGGTCTGTGTCCACTGGGCCTTTGTAGCTCCTGCTGCAATGGAATCCACAATGATAAGGTCTACACCTTCTTTCGTGAATTCCCACAAGTAAGCCAAACCCTTCTCTAAGGTCTCAGGCTGTACCAACAGGAATTTATCCGGATCGTCAATAGGGACACCCAGATTCTTTGCGTAAGCAACGTCAATGGCATGTTCCCAGTCAATAAAAGCTACCGTTCCCCCACGCTTGCAAGTCTCGGCGGCTACTGTCAAAGCCATAGTAGTTTTTCCGGATGCTTCCGCCCCGTATAGATTGATAAGGCGACCTCTAGGAAGTCCCGGACATGGTAAAACCCCTATTCGATTAGGAACCCCTCCAATTAAGAAATCTACAATCACAGAACCAGTAGGTAAATGGGGGTGTGATTGTGTAAAACGGTCTTCGTCTATCCGAACTTCCGCTGACAGGGCTGCGGGGAATACTTTATTCATAACACCCCTAGCTCTTGAAAGTGGACTGACCGTTGCTGTGCCTTTAGCTGTGCTTTTAGCTGGTTTCTTTGCCATTTGTTTAGTCTCCTTGCGACCATAAGAAGAATCGTTCATCCTCTCGGTAAAGTATCCCTC